CGCGAAGAATGGTTGGAGAATCTGGACGCTTCTCATGACGAGGATGATAGAGAAGTTTCTTATGAGGATATTTTGAGGGAGATTGGAGAATGAATTGGTGGGACGGAGGTAGTGACGATATGGGGATGAAAAACCGGAGTTGTGACCTGGTTACGGAAATGACCCACCTGGATGGAGTGCGTAAGCGATGAGTGCAGTGCTGACGCCAAAGCAAGAGATGTTCGCCCAGTCGGTTGCTTCCGGCAACTCTCAAGCTGATGCCTACCGGGCCGCGTATGAGTGCGGGAAGTTAAAAGACAAGGCCATCTACAGCAAGGCCAGCACTTTGATGGCCGCAGGGAAGGTGCGGGGAAGGGTTAATGCTCTCAAGGCAGAGACGGCGCAACTGTGCCTCTGGACCCGTGAGGACTCGGTAAAGGCGCTCAAAGGGGTTGTTCAGTCACCAGACAGGGCCGGGGATATCATTGCATCAGTCAAGGAGCTTAACTCGATGCACGGATATAACGCGCCGACAACCAACCGGCTGGTAGGGGCGAATGGGGAGCCGTTGAGTATGGCTATTAATATCAACTTTGTTGCGCCGAAGAAATGACCACAGACCTCACCGTCAATGTTGATATCCCCCTTAAGCTGCACCGGGTTCTCTCTGGGACAGCACGGTACAGGGGCGCACATGGCGGGAGGGGTTCCGGAAAGTCTTGGGCATTTGCAAGGATGCTGTTGGTCCGGGCTATGCAGTCGCCGATACGGATACTCTGCACCCGCGAACTCCAAAATAGTATCAAGGCCTCTGTCCTCCAGGTTCTCATTGACCAGGTGGAGGCTTTAGGGCTTGAGAATTTCTTTGATCATGGCGAGTCGTTCTTGCGCGGGATCAATGGCTCGGAGTTCATTTTCAAGGGGTTGAAGCACAACTACCGGGAGATCAAGTCTACCGAGGGGATTGATATCTGCTGGATCGAGGAGGCTGAAACAGTCTCTGAGGATTCGTTCAGGGTTCTTTTCCCGACCGTCCGTAAGCCGGGAAGTGAGATTTGGCTGACATGGAACCCGGAGAGTACCGATAGCCCGATCCAAAAACGATTCATCGACACGCCGCCCGAGAACGCAATCGTTGAACAGGTGAATTACCTGGACAATCCTTGGTTCCCGGCAGAGTTGGAGATGGAGAGAGTAAACGACCAGCGCCGAGATCCAGATCTCTATGCCCATGTGTGGGAGGGCGCCTGTCTCACTCGAACCGAAGCGCAGGTGCTTGCCGGAAAGTGGCGAGTCGCAACCTTTGATCGTCCGGCGGCCATTGATGGCGGCCCGTATTATGGATGTGACTGGGGGTTCTCCTCTGACCCGTTGGCATTGGTGTGCTGCTGGGTAAAAGGCAACACTCTTTATATCGACCGGGAAGCTGGCGGCAAGCGCATTGAGATTAAGGACACCCCGGCGACATTCGATCTGGTCCATGGGATTCGTGACCACATAGTCCGCGCCGACAATGCCCGGCCCGAGATGATCAGCAACATGCAGTTAGAGGGTTTTCGAGTGGTTGCTGCCGAGAAATGGCCTGGATCAATCGAGGACGGCATTACCCATCTGCGCAGCTACGACGAGATTGTGATCCATGAGCGATGTGTCGAGGTGGCAAGAGAGGCCAGGTTGTGGAGCTACAAGATTGACCGGCTGACCGGCGACGTTCTCCCTGTGCTTATCGACGCCAACAACCATTACTTCGATGCAACCAGGTACGCGCTCGCTCCAATCATTAAAAAGCCCAAAAACACCGGCAAGGCAATCTATGCCGGGCAGTTTAACCAGGCTATCCATGTTGGCCTGGAGGAGTTCTGGCCGATCAAGGGCGCTCCGCTGGTTATCGGGGTAGCAGTTACGGCAAGCAACGAGCCCTACGCGCTGATTGGGCAGGTCAACCGTTCAGGGCAACTCAGGATCATCGAGCAGGTCCCAGGTGACAGCATGGGGGTTGCGCAGTTTGCTAAATCGGTGTTGCGCCCGTTGTTGTCGAGCAAATACCGAGGGCTCTCATACTCCATGATCTCGTTCCGTGCCAATTCATCGGCCAGGACCCAGGACACCGATGAGCGGTTGATCGTGGATGAGTTGGACAGTGCCGGGTTCTCGGTGGAGTCAGTCAATTCCAATTTGCTTGGCCGCAAGCTGGAGGCCGTGCGCTGGTTCCTCGGGCAGCTCACCAATGGACGCCCGGCAATCGTTATCTCTCCCACCTGCGTGGATGTCAACGACGGCTTTCTCGGGGGATACCAGTATAAGCGCATGGTCCAGCAGGATGGAGACGAGCTTCGATACACTCCGGACCCGGATAAAAACAAATACGTTACCCCGCATGAGGCGTTGCAATACATCTGCATGTTTGTGAGGGGCGATATGGAAGAGGCTAAGAGCCAGCAAATCACCGTTGAGCAAAGGAATTACTGATGATTGATGACGAAGAGCGCGAGAAATTAGCCCAGGCTCACCTTGCCGACTCCTATGAGCATGACATGACGGCAGAGGAGCAGGAGGCCGAGGACCGCAAGAACTGGGAGGACCGGCTCCAGTCCCTGGGCAATGGGAACCAGGCTGAGGCCGAAGATTTTGAGCGACTCCGCAAACCTATTGAACTGCGGATGCTCGAAGACCTCCGACAATACAAAGGCATAGAAGTAAAGGGCGAAGGCAACCGGAACAGTAAATCATCAGGGAGCGATCTCAATGTCAACATCACCAGAAAGAAGACCAACACCGCCGAAGCCAGACTTTCCGACATGCTTTTCCCGGCTGATGATAAAAACTACGGCATTGATGATCCTGACCCGGACCCTAAGCTTACCCCGGAAGATTTTGGCGAGGCTGGACCTGTGGGGATGGCGGAACCGCAAGAAGTTCCATCAGACGCTGGACTATTGGCACCGGGCCAAGTTCCTGGAGCCCCTGCCCCTCAAATGCAGCAAGGCCAACCTGAAGACATGGCCTCCGGGCCTCCGGCAGTTCAACAACAGTTAGCCATTCCCGAAGACCCAAACCAAAAGGCCGTCGCTCTCAACAAGATCAAGGCGAACTTGATGGAGCAGGCCATCGATAACCAGCTTGCCGATTGTGGATATGGCGCTGTTGGTCGCCAGGTAATCCGGTCCGGATGCCTGCTTGGCACTGGCGTGATCAAAGGGCCGGTACTATTGGGCAAGGCTCGCCGGTCATGGGTGCTGAAAAAAGATGAGGCCGGGAATACCGCCTACGTTCTCAAAGACGTGGCTGACAACAAGCCTGGGTTCGAGTTTGTGCCGGTCTGGGATTTCTTCCCCACGATGTCGGCAACGAGGGTTGAAGACAGCGAGATAACCTTCCAGCGCCATTGGATGACCAGGCGGGATCTTATCCGGCTGGCAAAGCGCGACGACTTCCTAAAAGATCAGGTGCGCAAGGTTCTCAAAACCTCACCGGACAAGACTCCTCCCGACTACCTCACCCAGATCCGATCAATGACGGACGTGACGGCGGTAGGGGATGAAAAGCGATACATCGTCTGGGAACGGCACGGACCTATTACCAGGGATGAGCTTATCACCTGTGGATGCCTGGATGCAAGCGATGAAGAGGAAGACCCCCTGGAGGAATATCAAGGCGTTACCTGGACATGCAGCGGGATTGTGATCAAGGCTGCAGTCAACGCCATGGACACCGAGGACCAGCCGTTTTCCGTATTCTGTTTCGAGGACGACGACTCAAGCATCTCCGGTTACGGGGTTCCGTTCCTGATGCGCCAGGCCGCAGCGGTGGTCAAGGCCGCGTGGCGAATGATCATGGATAACGCGTCGCTCTCAGTTGGCGGCCAGATCATCATCAACAAGCAGGTCATTGACCCGGCAGCAGACAGCAATGGTATCGTCTCATGGGATATCACGCCGCTCAAGGTTTGGCTGCTCAAGGACAAGATGGCCAAGGCCCAAGATGCTTTCCATGTGTTCGAGTTCCCCAACCATCAAAACGAGCTGGCAGCCATCTTCAACATGGCCCGGCAGCTTGCAGACGAGGAGACAGGTATTCCCCTTATTTCTGAGGGCGAGCAAGGCAACCAGGGCCCGCAAGGATCAAAAACTCTCGGCGGGATGGAGATGCTGATGAACAATCACAACATCATCATGCGCCGGGCCGTCAAGAATTGGGATGACAACGTGACAATCCCTTGCATCACCAGGTTGTACGACTGGAACATGCAATACAACGACAACAACGATATCAAAGGTGACTTCACCGCCGTGGCGCGTGGATCGTCCGCACTGCTGCAGAAGGAGACCCAGGGCCGCAATATGCTCAACCTGGTCAATTTCCTCGTCTCCCCGGCATTTGCACCATGGACCAAGTTCGAGCCCGTGGCGAAGAAGCTGGTCACGTCGATGCAGCACGACCCGACCGAGCTACTCAAGACCAAGGAGGAGTTTGACGCTGACGTTAAATCACAGCAGGAGGCCGCACAGCAGCAGGGTGGAGACGATAGCGGCAAGGCCAATATCGAGATCCAGCGGATGAAGAACGATGTGCTCTACAAGATCCATCAAGAGCGCATGGCGAATCTTGGAGCTGAACGGCAGTTCAAGGCCGCCATCGTTGATGTGGAAAAAGAGATTGAGATGATGAAGCTGGCGCAAGGTAAGGAGATCACCCTGGAAAAGATCGCCTCTGACTTGCAGAAGATCCGAGAGAAGAGCCAGGCCGACCGGACATTGATGGCCGATGAGTTCAAGGTCAAGCTGGAAACGGGGAGCGGGGTATGACGGCAAACGTGTACGGCACGGATTATGTTGCCGAGAAAATGAGACGCGAAGAGGAGCTCAGGCGGGTAGCCATGGGCGGACAACCGGAGTCAAGGATAGATATAAGGAGCAACACATGGATAGCTTCTAAAAAGTACATCAAAGACAAGATAGCCAATGATTACATGCAGGTTTTACGCACTAGGAACATAGGACAAGACGAAACCCAATACGCGCGAGGGGCCATTGACGCCCTTGAAAGCCTGTTGGAGTTCGGAGGCGATACAACCGCCTAAATGAAGCCGCCCAATATCGGGCCGCCACTCAATCAAGGAGTATGAAAGATGGACGCAGAACAAAGTACAGACGAGTTTGATGCCGCATTTCTCGAAGCCGCAAGCGATGCGCCAAATACCGATCCAGGTCCTGGGGAAGATGAGCAGGACGGGGAAGCATTTGACGAAGCCTTTTCGGAAGCCGCTGGGGAACCAGCCGCCAATCAAGAAGAGGACGAGAGTGTAGAGGCCAAGCTCGCAAAGCTCGAATCCGAGAACGAACGGATCAAGCAGAGCGAAAGGAGCCAGCGGGGGAGGTTGTCCGCGCTGTCTCGGAAGTTAGTGGATCTTCAAAAGGTTGAGATTGTCAAGCCCGAGCCGGTGCAAGGGGAAAGCGAGAATTGGAAAGAGTTCAAAGAAGACTTTCCGGAAATGGCCGCTACCGTCGAGGCCCGACTAAACCAGGCTGACGACAAAATCAATCAGATGATGAAGACCGTTGAAGCTGTAACGGCAACCCAGGAGACCATCGTCGAAAAAGAGGTCCTTGCCTACAAGGAAACTCAGTACGACATCCTAGCCACCAGGCACCCGGACTTTGACCAGATCAAAGGAAGCCAGGAGTTCGAGGCGTTCAAGGCCAGTGCCAATGCGGATATCCAAGCCAAGATCAAGAGCCGCCATGCAGATGACGCCATTGATGTGCTGGATGCCTTTAAGGCCCAAACAGGATGGAAGACCAAGACCGAATCTAAAGGGAAGTCGGATGTTGAAAAAATTAACGAGCGAAGGACCGCGAATCTCAAGAACAGCGTCGGTGTTTCCTCCAAGAATGTGGGCCATAGCGCCAAGGTAGATGCCGGGTCCGAAGACGACTTTGATGCCGCCTTTGCCGCGAGGTCCGCGACAATAGAAAAAAGAAGGCGCTCTTTCTATTAAGAGGAGCCTTAAAGGAGATTTACCATGAATTACGGAGATATCAGCCAGCGAACCGCTGCCTATGCAGTAGCCGACATGCTTGGTCACGCCGAGCCCATCTTTGTCCTGTCTAAGTTTGGCCAGACCAAAGAGATGCCCAAGAATAAGGCCGACAACATGCTTTTCCGGAAGCCCGTGCCATTCCCTATAACCGGAACACTTATGGGCGGGCTCGCTGAGGGCGTGACGCCAACGGCCCAGGCCATGCAGTATGAAAACGTGCCGGTTGCGATGAAGCAGTACGGCGCATACACCAAGATCACCGACAAGATTGCTGATTTGTCAGAAGATCCGGTGCTGGCTGATGCGACCATGCTTTCCGGTGAGCAGGCCGGGGAGACTAAAGAAATGTTGTTATGGGGCACTTTGAAAGGCGGGTCCTCAGAGGCCTATGCCAATGGCACTGCTCGCAACGCCGTTAATACCCCAATTACTGCGACGATGATCCAGGGAGCTACACGGTTCCTCCGTCGCCAGCGAGCCAAAAACATTACCTCTATGATGTCGTCCAGCCCCAACTATGGGACCGTTTCTGTTGACGGCGGGTATGTCGCTTTCTGTCACACCGATTGCGATTACGACTTGGAAAATATGGTTGGGTTCAAGAAGGTTGCCGACTATGGCAGCCGTCAGCCACTTTGCCCGGAGGAGATTGGCTCGTTTGGTCGGGTTCGCTTTATCTCTTCACCGTTGCTTGAGTCTTGGCCTGGTAGCGCCACGGTAGGCGGAGCCAAAGGGACCATGAAGTCAACGGACGGCACCCATGCCGATGTGTACCCCATCGTCATTGTGGCCAAAGACTCCTATGCTCATGTGCCGCTCAAAGGCAAGAGCGCCATCGTCCCCAAGGTTGTCAACCCTGACACCGTAGATAAGACCGATCCCCTGGGTCAGTGGGGTTTTGTCTCCTGGAAGATGTGGGACGCGTCCTGCATTACTAACCAGTTGTGGATGTGCCGCCTGGAAGTTGCGGTAACTAACCTCTCTGAGCCTGCATAAACCCAAAGAATGGGCCCGTCAGTGATGGCGGGTCCATTCCCTAACCTACAAAGGATATGGAAATGAGTATTGAAAACCTCCCCTACGTTGACCTTGGCTGTTCCGCAGATACTTTGCGCAAGTATTGCCAGGATCATTTTGGCAAAAAGATATCCACCAACGCCAAAGACGAAACCGTTGTTGAGCGATTTGCTCAGATTTACCTGGAAGAAACAGGGATTCCTTTAAGCCCGGTCACCAGAAGTAAGGACGACGACGAAGAGGTGAAGCCTGCCCGCAATCCCACACATGCAACGATCATTGTGCAGGATGACGAGCGGGACCATTCCCCTGTCTGTGGCGCGGTAAATTTTGTCGCATTCCGGATTGAAAGAAACAAGGAAGTAAAAGTTCCTTACAAAATCGTTAATGCGCTCCGCCATGCCTCCAAAACCGTGTATGACCCCGACACCATGGAGCCGAAACAAATCCTGGCTTACCCTTTCAGTATTATCGAAAATCATTACGAGGGTTAATCAATGAAGACCTTTCTGGCGATCTGCAAGGATGTACTCGAGGAAGCCGGGCTTTCAGGGACTGGCCCGGCCTCGGTGGCAACGGCTGTTGGGATTGAGAAGCGGATTGTCGGCTGGGTCTCTCAAGCCTGGCTGGATGTTCAGCAGTTCCGGGATGACTGGCCATGGATGTTAAAAGAGTTCTCATTTGTCACTTCGCCAGACAAGGCCGTTTATCCGCTCACAGAGCTACTCCTCACAGATATGGAGAAATGGGCCTTTGCTGGGGCGTCTATCTATAAGACTGCGGATGGCAAGGGAGCCGAGCGGCCATTGCACCCCATGTATTACGGAACATGGTGGGAAAAACACCGGATAGGGGAGAACCCGGCAGCACCGCCAACAACCATTATTGTCCAGCCTGTTGACAATTCTCTCCGCCTCCATCCTACCCCGGACGCCGAGTACACGATCACATCCCAGTATTTTCGGTCTTTACAGATCCTGCTTTCCGACAGTGATATACCCCTCGTTCCCCCTGGGACATCGTGGCAAGACATTATCAAGTGGAAGGCCCTGCTTTATTACGCGTACCATGACGGGGCCCCTGACCTGGCCGTAGAGGCTCAAGGGAAATGGGACACCGCTATTACCGCCCTCGACAATCGGTTCGGGGCGCAGATTTGTTTCAGCATGGGAACGCTGGCATGAACAGGATAGCAGAGCCGAAAGAGTTCTATTTTGCCCTGCGCGGTGGGCTGGATGAGGTGACGCCACCGTATCAGGTGGACCCTGGCCGGATGCAGTCGTGTCTGAATTATGAGATTGCCGACTCGGGCGGGTACAAACCCATTGACGGTTATGAGCGGGTGGACGGGAAGGGGTTGCCAAGCGCGGCCATTTTCCAGAAGCTCATCTTTGCCTCTGTTGTGTTCTGGGTTGCTGAAGATGTGGTGATAACCGGCACGACCTCTGGGGCTGTAGGGGTCTCTATCTTCTCTGGAACAATAGATTACGGGGATGGAATCCCTGTTGATACCACCGGCACCGGCACCTTTCTGGTGGATGGGGAGTTTATCACCGGCGAGACGATCAAGATTTCCGGCTCCGTGGTTGCCACAATCA